GTCAGGCCCGCAATACCCATGACCACCGCCGGCATCTTGTCCGACAAGGTGGTCATGCCCTGCAGCACGGCGGTCAGCCCCTGGGCCACGGCGTCGGTCGCCGGCCGAATGGCATCGCCCACGCTGCGCATCGAATCGCTCCAGGCCTGGCCAAGCTCGGCCCAGCGCTGGGAGGACGTTTCGCGGCGCTCGGCCAGGTTCTTGTCCAGAATGCCCGTGGCCTTCTGCGAATCGGCCTTAAGCTCGGCGTAAAGCCCCCGGTTCTGCGCATAGGCGGTTAGCGCCGCCTTGACCTGCATGTCGGCGAACAGGTCGCCGGTGCGCAGGGTCTTTTCCAGGGCCTCAAGCGCCGCTTTCGCCTTCTCCGGGTCAACTTCCTTGTCGATTCCGGCCTGGGCGTCCTTGATCTTTTTGGCCTTGGCCGGGTCGGTGGCTTCTACGTACTTCATCGCCAAGGACATGGACGACTCAATAACGCTCATGCCCTTCTGCAGGCCAGTGTTCAGCGAGGCCTGATAGTCAATGCCTACGTCTTTGTAGGCCTTCACCACGTCGCCGGCGCCGATCTTCTCCATCCAGTTTTTGAAGTTGTTGGCGGCTTCGTCCGAACTGCCGGCGGTCTTCATTTGCACCTGCAGCATGGCACCCAGGGACGTGACCGACTCAAGGCCGGTAATCCCGTTTTTCTCCATGCCGGCCAACAGCTGCGGGAACCACTTGGCCATGTCGCTGGCTTCGAAGCTGCCCGCCTGGCCTTGGTAAGCAATGGCCTCCAGGGCCTGCTGCATAACCTTGGGATCGTTGATCTTGGCGTTTTGCTGCAGGGCCATGATCATGCTGGCCGTATCGACGCCAGAGGCGCCTTGGCCAACGGCGAACTTGGCCGCCGTCGGCGCGTAGGCCATGGCCTTGTCCAGCTCCATGCCGGCACCGACCAACTGGTTGATCAGGTCGGCCACATCATTGCGCGCCATGCCGGTATCGGTGGCCGTCTGGATCACCGTCCGGCTTAGCTGCACTTCCTCGGGCTTGTTGACCGCATCGGCCTTGATCGCAATGTCACGGATAATCGCTTGATAGTCCGCGCTGATCTTGGTCGGCACGGCCGTCAGGCCCACCCCAACCGCAGCGGCACCCATGTTGGTCTTGAGCGCCGATTTGCCTTGGCTGATCTGCTGATGACCCTTGACCTGCAGGTCGGCGGACCGCGCCTCACGGCCAAGGCGCTGGTATTCCCGGCCAAGGCGGCCGACCTCGACGCCCTGCCGGCGCAGCGCGTCTAAGTTGCCGTTGAGCCGGCGCAGCAACTTATCGGCGCCGGCGGCGCCGCTGTCGTGCGCCCGCTTCCACTCGGCCTGCAGCTTCATGGTTTCGCCAATGGTGCTTTTCAGCACCTTGGCCTTGTTGCCCTTTTCCTCCAGCTTCTGGATTCGGCCTTCGACCGTCTTAAACGCGGCGCCGACCGAAGATGCGACGGCGCCGCCAATTACCAGCGCTAACTGCATTCTTGCCATCGGTTAACCCCCTAATGGCTCAGTCTGAGAGCCACCACACCATGTCTGCGTAGGCCATGTCGGTGATTTCTGCAGCCGAGAAATTCAGCTCAGCAGCCAGCCGCTTGGCCAGCTGCTTCTGCACCCTGGGGTCAAAGCTCGTCGTCTTGCACCAGGCGAAAATATCCGGTCTGCAAGCGGGTGTAGTCTTTCAGGGCCAGGCCCTCCAGATCCTTGTTGCCGACCTCGGCGAGCGAGGCGAACAGGTTCAGCTCGCGCTGCTCGTCGTCGCCGCCACCGGTAGCGCCGGCGGCGCGGATATCGCGCACGGTCGGGGCGCGCAGGGTGATACGGTCGGCCTGAATGCCGTTCAACTCGGTGGGCTTGCTCAGCGTTACGGTCACGCGGTCGCTTTCGAGGGTCAGCCAGGCAGGATTTTTTGCGGTGGTCATGGTGCGGTGTCCTTGTATGCAGGGAGGGGGTTACAGGCCCAGGGCGGTGCGTTGTTCGGCCAGCTGGTCGACGCCATCGATAACGCGGCGCATGCCAAGCGGGTCGATTTCGTAGACCAGGCGGCCGTCGACTTCCAGCTTGTAGTAAGTGAGGCCGATGGCGTGCTTGATCTCGGCCTTGTCGCCGGGCTTCCAGTCGCCCATATCCACTTCTTTCAAGCGGCCGCGCAGGGTGACGACAACCGGCTTGATCGCGCCTTTCAGGCCCTTGAAGGCGCCCCGGAACGTGCCGTTGAAGGCGGTGCCGTCAGCCAGGCCGAAGAGTTTCAGCGACTCGCGACGCACGCCGGTGGTGGTGAAGTTCGCTTCTTGCTTCTCCATGCCCATATCCAGCTCCACCGGTACATCCATGCCGCCGGCGCGGTGTTCCTCGGTCTTGAGCGTGAGTTTGGGCAAGGTCAGGCTGGGTACATCGCCCTGGAAGCTCACACCGTCAACAAACAGGTTCAGGTTGGCCAGGGTTTCGGGAATCATTGCCATGGGGTGCGCTCCTTAAGCGGCGGTGTCGAGGACTTCGGTCAGCCATTGATTGGTGACCTCGACGCGGAAATTGGGGTTTTCAGCCGGCGGCACGTCGGTGAATCGGATGTTCCAATACACCTTGCCCTGCTCCAGCTGGCTGGACGTGTTGAGCACGGGGTCGGCGTACACCTCGAAGTTGATGATTGCGCCTTGGTTCTTGAGGTCGCGCATGAACGCCTGCAGGCCCTCGGTCACGTCCTTGACGTAGGTCGCGGTGATCGAGCGGTCGACCGCCCACTTGTGGCCGTACAAGATCGCGTCCATGACGATATCCATCGTCCGCACGCGGGTGACGAACGCCCATTTCGCATCGGTCGACAGGGTGCGGTTGCCCCACAGGCGGTACCCGTCATCGCGAATGATGGTGGCGATATTGGCGTTGTTCAGCAGGTTGGCCCGGCACGACTCGTCGCCGTCCAAAAACTCCACCGCACGGGTGGTGCCGGTGATGCCCGCAAATTCCTTGTTCGACGGCGAGGCCCAAAAGCCGTATTCGCTATCGGTCCAGGCGAACAGGCCGGCCACCCAGGCCGACGCCGGCGCGTCCACCGTCGCGCCGGCGCCGCTGGTGGCGTCCCAATACTGCACGCCGGGGTCGACCAGAAACGCGCGTTTCGCGCCGAAGTTCTTGGCGTACAGCACCGCCGCGTCGTCGGTGGTGTTGGGGCCGTCGATGATGGCGATAGCGCGCAGCTTGTCGGCCAGGGCGATGGCAGCAGCAGCGACCGCCTGGGTGGAGGTGTGCTTGGGCGCGATCAACAGGCGCGGCTGCGCGTTGAACCGGCTTTTGCCATCGAGCAGCGCCTGCAGGCCGGTGCGCTTGCCGTTGGCCAGCGTGCCGCCGATGATAGAAGTGGTCTGCGCGGCCGCGTCGGCCGCCTTGGCCACACCGCAGGCGACGATAACGGCCTTGGCGCGGGTGTAGATGGCCCGGCAGGCCTTGGTGATCGCCGAGTCAGCACCGAAGGCGGCGACCGCCTCGCGCTCGTTGGTGATCAGTACCAGGTCGTTGTACTTGGCCGTTGCCGGCGCGCCCTCGGTGAAGGTGTCGACCAAGCCAATGATCGAGGACGACGGCAACGCAATGCTGCGCGCGCCGGTGTCGACGTTCGTTACGGTAACGCCGTGAAAGAATCCAGCCATGGGAAAGCTCCAGAAAGCACAGAGCCGCGACATGCGCGGCTCAGGATTGAATGGGGTGTACCCCGCCAGGCGGGGCTGCAGGGATCGAGGTCAGAGCAGCAGCTGCACCAGCAGCGCCGCGACCAGACACACGACCAAGGGCAGCAGCAGGTCAAGCCGCCCGTCTGGCGTCCATCGCCAGAAGCGCAGCCCGTCGTACCAGCGCAGATGGGTCAGGTGCACCGACTCGACGTGCGCCAGGTTGCGCTCGCCCTGGGTGTACTCGCGACCGACGAAGAAGAACACGCCGGCGAAGGCGCCGGCCCAATGGCCAGCCGGGATGCCCAGCAGGGCCAGCAGGCCCCACGCGGCGACCATGATCAGCAGCGCCGCAACGACGTGCTCAAGGTGGGTTCGGTTCATGTGTGCCCTCCAGGCACAAAAAAAGCCGCTTAGCGGCCCTTGGGGTTGACGGTGTAGCAGCTGGGTTAGGCGGCGTTGCCGACGCCTTTGATACAGGCTTGAATGCCGGCAATGGCAGCATCAGCAATTGTCTCAGCCGCTGCATGCGATAACGCCTTGAGGGCATCCTGCTTGCCCCTCAAGCGAAGGGCGCGAATCTCATACAGCGCCTCTTTCCAAGCAACAGCCTCGGCTAGGATGCTATCGGCGGCGGCCTGGGCATCCAGTTCGGCCGCGTCCATCCAGGCCTGCACCGACGGCGGAACATCGCCAGCGTAGCCGGCACTAGCGAATGACTGGGCCTCTTGGGCCGCCACTTGATATTCCAGGGCCCGCAGCGGGTCGACCAGCACCATACGGCGGGCCTGATCCGCTGCTTGGTCAATCTGCTGGCACGCTACGGTCAACGCAGCAGGCAGCGGCAGTAATTCGAAATCGAAGCCAACCAGGGGCTGGCCTTTGTAGGTCACGTTGAGGTTTTGCTTTTGCATGGAAGATCCTTAAAGAGCGGTCAAGTTGGTGATCAGGTAATTGAGCGTTTTCGGGTCGGTGCCGGCCGCCACCCCGTTGACATACTTACCGCCGAACCCGCTGGGGAAGGTCACCGAGTTGGCATTCAGCGAAACAGGGGTTGTACTGCTACCAATGAGCCAGCCAATGAATGACGCATCCATGGTGATGGCCAGCGTTTCCAAGGAAACGCCCAGCAGCGGCGGCAAGTTAGAACCGGCGTTGGTGCGGATGAGCGAACAAAAACGCATGTTGCTCGGTACCGGAGACACCCCCACGCTCGAAGGCAGCACAATCTCGACCTGGCGGATCTCGATCTGCGAATACTGGGTCGACATCAAGAAGCCGCCCAGCATGGTTTGCACCACTTGGTTAGTGTCGGTCTGCTGGTAATACTGGACCTTCAACTTTGGCGCCGTCGACAGGATGCCGCCATAGATATAGACATAGGCGCAGCTGGATACCACCTGATAGTTAAGCGTGTAGTCGCTCAGCAGGTTGATTTGGCAGCTGCCCGAATTCGGCGTGGATGCCATCGCCTTGTCGATGGTTTTGAAAGGCGCTTCACGAGTATTGCCCGCGTTACTGTCCGAGCCGGCCACCTGGTCCACCCACCAAACCCGGGCGGTGGCCGGAATGGCAGCGATTGCAGCATTGACGGCCGTGTCGATCGCCGTTTTTTTGCCGTTGAAGTAGGTGAGCAGGTCGTTGGTTTTGGTAACCAGGTTGGCTACATCAGATTCAAGACTCATTGGCCTTAGGCTCCATGGATATGTTGAACAACAAGGGTTTGCAGGGAAATGACGGCGGCCGCATTGCAGACCACCGCACTCAGTAGGTTTTCGCGGTCAGTGTCTTGGCGCTGCTCGGCCGCGCTCATGCGGGCCACCAGACTGGTTTGCACCAAGCCAGTAATGCGCTGTTTCTCGGCCTGCGCGTCGATCTGGTCTTGCTGCTGCAAGCCGCGCAGCTGGGCAGCCACCTGCGCCGCCGAAAGGGCCGCCAGCGGCGCCGCCACGGTCAGGCTTAGCCCGGCCTCGCTGCTATTGATGGTGACGCTGTTCGCCGGCAACGCCGCAAACGAAATGTCGTAGGCCAGCAGCACCTCGCCATTGACTGGCTTAAAGGTCAGCGGGTCAGTCGGGTGCGACCAGACCGCCAACAACGTGCCGTCTTTCAGCTTGTAGCCCAGCTCCTTAATCCAGAACGCACGCGGGCCGTCGGCATTGGCGACGATGTGCAACATGGTGTCGCTCAGCCGCTCGCCGCCGATGATTGGATATTCAGCCACCTGGGCCACAAGGCTTTTTTGGCTGCTCGACGGCGTGTAGGCCGCCGTACCGACCACCACAGTGGCAATCTCCATGGCGATGCCGGTGTTATCCGCACGCAGCGCCGCCGCCAGGCCGGCCTTGGTAAAGGTCAGCAGTAACGGGTCACTCATTTACGATGCCCTCCATCGAGCCGCGCACGACAACGCGCGCACGGGCCGCACAGGCGGCCACCAGGCCCGACTCAGAATTGATAGGTATGCTGGTGATCGCGGCGGCCTGCCGGATCACGCAGCGCGCTTGGGCCGCCGACGCTACCAACAGCCCCGAACTGGCGGTGTCGGCCGGCATGGGCAGGATTTCCGCAGAACGCCGGTAAACCGTGCGCGCCCTGGCGGCCGATGCCACTGCAAGGGAGCCCTCGAAACGCGCCCCCAGGCGAAACTCATAATGGCTGCGCTCGTTCTTGGCCGCGTCGATCAGGGCGCGCAGACGCTCGCCCAACTCCGGCGACAGAATCGACCCCTCCCCCTCCCGGTTATCGTTGGCCCAGGCGGTAACCTGGAACGTATACGGGGCCGCATTGGGGACTTGGTGCCACTCCTTGAACTCGGCGTTGACCCGCACCGCCTTGAGCACCCGCTTGATTGCGCCGACAGTGCCCTTGGTCTTGTGAACCGGTATGGCTTCGCGGATCAGCTCGCGGCGCTGCTCGTCGGTGTTGGCCGCCTCCCAGCCTTCTACCTTCATGGCCCAACCGAGCCAGGGCAGGAAGTTGGGTGGGCAGCTTGCCGAGTCGGCGACACCGCGAATCACCTCGGGATCAATACCGAGGTCGCCGGCCTTCTCCAGGGCGCGCTCGAGCACGGTGGCATTACTGGGCAGCAGACTCATGCGACCACCTTGGTTTTAAGGGTGATCGCGCTGCAGTTGGGGTAATGCCGCTTGTCACAGGTAACGTCGGCGGTCGGCGCCGTCAGCACCACCCGGCGCACGCCCGTTACGTGTAACGCGGCGTAGATGGCCGACAGCGGCAGCTGCCCCTCCATCCGGCGCGCCTCGGCCAACGCCGAATCCAGCCCGCTGCGGGCAGTGGCCAGCACAACGGCCGGTTCCGGCCCCGCCTCCAGCTCCAGGGTGGCCGACACCTGAAAGTCAGTGGCCACCCCTGCTTGAGTGCGCGGCCGATCTGTCAGCGGCCGCACACTCTCAGCCGACAGCGCGGCCTGCACTGCTGCCACCAGCTGAGCCGGCGTTTCCTCACTCCCCACCCGGCCAAGCACGGCCAACGACACGTCGCCCGGCAGTGGGTTATCCAGGCCTGCAGGGTAAGTGCAGGTCACGACGATGGCCCCGGCCGGCAGCACAGCCTTTTGCGCATCCGAGAGCGCCACGCCGGCGAAGGTCGGCGAGTCCACCGACACGCTCGACACGTTCGCCGAAGCACTGAGGCCGTGGTACTCGTAGGCACCGCGACTACCCGCCACCGATAGCGCCTCAAGCGATAGCCGCGTGCGATAGCGCAGCGCCTCGTCACCCTCCATCACCGCCGGCACTGGCGGCACCGCATCGGGCTGCGCCGGGGTGATGGTCAGTCGCTGCACCCCGTAGTCGGCCGCGCGGTTGTCCAGGTCGGCACCCTTGGCGTAGGCCAGCAGGCTGGCCTTTGCCGCGTCGTTGACCCGCGCCCGGCCGAGCATTTTCTGATAGGCCGCAACCTCCAGCAGCTTGACCACCGGATCGGATTCAAGCACCGCCGTCCACTGGTCGCCCATCAGGGTGCGGAAGTTGCTCAGCACCCCCTGATACAGCGTCTCAAACTCCAGGGTTTCCACCACGTCGGGCGGCGGCAGTAAGGACAGGTCAATCATGCGCTTACCTCCAGAATGGCGGGGCTGCTCAGGTATTGGCCGGACAGCTCCATGGTGATCTTGCCGTCAAGCACTGCCGTCACCCGCACCCGCTCCAGCTTCAAGCGCGGCTCCCAGCGGCCCAAGGCGCGAGCGACTTCGGCCTGTACGGCGCTTTTCCAACCCTCGTTAACCGGTAGGTCGACGTAACGGCGCAGGTTGCTGCCGTAATCCGGCCGCATGCGCCTGCTGCCAAGCCCCGTGGTCAAAATGTCCTCAATGGACTGCCGCAGGTGCTCCAGGCCGGCTATGGGCTGGCCGCTCCGGCGATCCACGCCGATCACGGTTAACCCGCCTGCTGCAGTTGCAGCTCGGCATGGTCGGTCAGGTACTCCACCGCCTCGGCGTCATCCGCCGGCACCGTGATTTGCCCCCTGATCACCTGCAGCTCGCGCCCGCTGGCCAGGTACAGCGGGCGGCGGTCGTAAACGGTGTCTTGATAGGTCACGGTGGCCGGCGCTTCCGGCTCCGCATCCGTGGTTTTCTTGGTAGCCATAGGCCCTCCAGATATGACAAAGCCCGCGAAAGCGGGCTTATGGGGTTGTTGTGCGGGGTTTAGCCGTGACCTGTCACAGCCTCGGCAAATGCGCCTTTCAGCGCGCTGGCCAGGGCCTCGGGGTCGGCATTACCCGTTACGTTGATCGTGACTTGGAAGGGCGACCGCAGGGTTGTGTCCAGCGGGATGCGCGAGAAGCGGCCATGCGACAGCGCCATGCACATGCCTTCGGCAAACTCTGCCGGGTCGCAGTTGGCCAGCACCCGCTCCCAAACCTGCTTCATTCGATAACGGTCGTAGGCCTGGTCAATCTGCCCCTCGATCAGCTTGGCGACCGTGAAGCGGTCAGCCGGGGTCGCCGGCGTTGCGGCTTCGTTCATAACGTCCCTCAGTGTTTGTGGTTCGGCGTGTTGCCGGTGGTGTCGATGATCGCGCCGCCGCCGTGGATATCGCCCGTTACGCGTAACGGGCCGTCAATCAGCACCTGGCCTTTCAAGGTGATGTTGACCGCCTCCACCGTCGCAGCAGTGGTCTTGGCCTTGATCGCACTGTCAGTGGCCACCAACTCAGTGCCGCCGACCTTGACCGTCACCGTGCCGCTGGGGAGCGTGATGGTGTAGCTATTGGCCTGCCAGTCGTAGACCAGCGAGCCGCCATCATCAAAACGCCACACCTCGGTGCTCTGGCGATTGTCCGGCTGGCCGCCGGCGTCACCGTACAGACCCGGCACAAACGTGCCTTGGGCCGGCTCTCCGCTCGGGCTGATCAGCACGCCCTGCTCGCCCAGGCTCGGCGCACGCCAGTGGCGGGCCTTGCCGGCGGCCAGCGCATGCCAGCGCACCCAAGCGCTAGTCCAGGCATCACCATCGGAAACCCGAACCTTGGCGGCCGCCAGATCGACGGCCACCACCCGGCAGGGAATCACCAGGCCGGCCAACATGCGGTCATGCTGCGCAACTGCGTAGCTCATCCCAAGGCCTCCGGGGCAACGTATTGCCCTTCGTTACCTGGGCCGCTGTCGGGATCGAAGGCGAACACCAGCGAGCCGGGCGGCTCATCCGGCCAGGGCCACGCGGTGTCGCCCAGGTAAATGTTTTGCCGCCATTGCACCGTCCAGCCTACGCAGCGGTGTAGCTCTGGCAGCACCTCCGCCGGCATGGCCTGCATGTCGCTGGGCTGGTCGACAAAGTCCACGTCCCAATACTGCTCATTCACCAGCTGCAGCAGCTTGGACGCCAGAATGGCGGCCTGCAGCGGCGCCATGGCGCGTTTGGACTCCAGCAGAATGATGGCCTCGAAGGTCGCCGAGACGCACAAGCGGCCGTCGCCCGGATTGAGCCCCGGCGCCACATTGGTCATGGCGTACAGCAGCGCCGGCAGCGCCATGCCTTCCTTGAGCACCGGATAGGCCTCGACCAGCTTAATTTGCGGCAAGGCCTCCTTGAGGGTTGCGGTGATCGCCTCATGCAGCACGGTCAGCTCACTGGGCACGGCCTGGCTAGATGATGTCGGCTGTTCGTTCATGGTCTTCCTCCAGCACCAGGGCGACCATCCCGTCACCAGTCGGCTCAGGGCGCACCACGCGGTAGCGGCCACCGCCGTCGGCGGCCGGTAGCTCGATGGTCAGCAGCGAATCGCGCGGCAAGCGCTTGGCGACCTCAGCCAGCACCGTGAAGCGCGGTTGCCCCAGCTCGGCGGCGTCGACCTGGCTGGCCAGGCTCTTGCCACTGCGGCCGCGCATCTGCGGATCGAGCAAGGGATTCTCGAAAGTACCCATGATCGGCGTGCCGTCCTCCAAGGTCGCGCGGTCACCCACGCGCTCAAGGATTCGGGTGGTGAGGACGGCCATCCGCTCGCGAAAGCTCGGCCGCAGGCTCATTGGACGATCAACGCTTCGGCATAGCCGTTGAGGGTGTCCGACAGCAGCTTACCCCACGGCTGCGAGTCAACAGTGCCGGCCGCGACCAGGCCGCCGTTGAGCACGCTTACTGAGGCGCCCGCTTTGAGTCCGGCCGCCGCTGGAACGCTCCAGGCACCACAGGTGCGATACACGATCAGCGTACCCTTGGAGCCGCTTGACAGCGGAACGACCGCCAAGCTGTCGATCACCTGGGGAACACCTGCCACCGAGCCACCGGTGGGCGCCGGCAAGGTGACGGTCGCCCCGCTATTCACATGATTAGTAGTCATGGTCTTACTTTCTCCTACTCCAGAAACAACAAACCCCGCATATGCGGGGTACTTGGTAACACCGACCGGGTTAGGCGCCGACGGAACGGCTCAGGCCGCGCGAGTCCAGCGCAGAAACGCCGGCGTCGATGCGCACCTTGGTAGTGATACCGTCGATGGTGAAGCCGTCTTGCTGCTCGATGTACGGGGTGTCGATGCCATCCAAGTACGCCACCTCCACGGTGTCACTGCCCTGGCGGCCGGCGAGATACCAGGTGGCCGCAGATGCATCATCCAGACGCGGGTCGGAAATGACCTTGGCGAAGCCCTTGATAGGGTTGATCACGCCGGCGTTAACCTGGGCGGTGGGCACCGAAGTGGAGTTGATCAGCTGGTTGGCCTGATCCTCCAGGGCCACCGGGCACAGCAGGAAGGCTGGGCGGATGTTGAGCGTGCGCGCCTTCTCGCCGTCGCGAACCTTCGATTTCTGCAGGGCCATAGCCGCCTTGGCAGCACTCATCGAAGCGATGGACAGGGCCGAATTGGCACCGGTAAACAGGTTCTTGCGCGAGGCGTCGAACAACGGTTTGTTGTCCTTCATCTTCGGGTTGTCGGTCAGGGTGGCATACACCAGATCACCGATAGTCGCCCGCGCCGCCATACCCATCAGACGTGGAATCGCGCTCAGGGCGTCGAGGTCGTCGTTGATGATGGCTTGACGGTCAATGGAGAACAGTTCGCCGTAGCTGGCCAAGCGAATGGTTTCGCCCGAGTCGAGCAGGGTAATGTTTTTGTACTCCGCACCCGGCTGCACCTGGCGCAGCGCCGAGAACGACCCCAGGGCAACGCGGTTGTGTACCTTAAAGTCGCTCAGGCGACCGGTACGGGTCCACAGGTGATACGTTTCCTCGGCATTCTCCCAGCCCTCCAGCAGCGACTTATGCGACGCATCGAGCAGGATATTGCCGAAGTCGCTGGATGTGTGGGTGAAGGCCAAGGCCACCATGTCCTGCGGTCGCAGCGTGGCAATGCCAATGCCGCGATCCTGCAGCGAGGCGCGGGCCAGCTCGCGCAGCGTCATGTAGTTGTAAGCGTTGTCGGCCTCGTTCGCCTGGAAGCCCAGGCGCCCATAGATCGAGGCGCGTACCGAATCGCCAACCAGGTTGCCGTTGCCGGTGTAGCCAGGGTGACGGACAGTCGGCGCGTTGACCGGCGCTGTATTGCTACCCAGGGCGGCCAGCAGACGCTGCCCCGCTACCACCGCGGTGCAGTTCACGTCGTCTTGGCAGCTGCGCAGCAGCTCGGCGTGAGCAACGGCCAGGTTGCCAACGAAAGCAGCGGCGATACCCGCGCGGCGCTCCACATCGAGCGCCAGGACTTGGCTACGCACGTCGTCGGTGATCTGCGGGGCCACAGGGTTCGGGCTGGGAGTCGGTGCCGGGTTGGGAGCCGGGTTAGGGTTCGGCACAGAGGCGCGAGGATTGATCAGATTGCGAAGTTGTTCAGGCATGCCGGTGTACTCCTCCAGGCGTTTCGAATTGAGTTGAGCGGCGGCCTTGAGCGGTTCCAACACCTGATCGGCGAAGCCGGCCGCCACCGCTTCGTTGCCGTTCATCCAGGTTGTTTGCTTGAGCAGCGCGGCGATTTCCTCGACGCTCTTGCCGGTCTTGCGCGCATAGGCCTGGATTAGCGTGCCCTCGAATTTGTCGAGCAGGTCGGCGTATTCGCGCATGTCGTCGGCATCACCGACCTGCCCGCCCCAGGGCTTGTGCACCATCATGCTGGCATTGGCGGGCATGTAGATTTTGTCGCCAGCCATCGCCACGACACTGGCCATGGAAGCGGCCATGCCGTCGATATACACGTCCACCCGTGCCGAGTGGCCGCGCAGAATGTTGTACATGGCAATGCCATCCATCACGTCGCCGCCGCCGGAATGAATGCGCAAATTGATCTGTGACACGTCACCGAACGCGGCCAAATCACGAGCGAATTGGCGGGCCGAGATTCCCCAGGCGCCAATATCGTCGTACAGCATGATTTCAGCCACACCGCGCGCGGCCGCGCGAATGTCGTACCAGCTTTCCTTGGGCTTATTCTCCTGGCTGATTGCCGCCCTTGGCATCATCAGCGGGGTCTTTTGCAGGGGTAGATTCATTGGCTTGGTTTCCATAGAACTTGTGGCGAGCGTCCGAACTGAACACCAGGTCGGCTTCCTCGTTTGCCTTGACCTCTGCAATGCGCGAGCGCTTAAGCTCTGCAGGGTCACGACCGCGCGCACGCGAAACTTCCGCCTCATCGGCAAAGCCAGCCTCAACCAGCAACTGCCACGCGGTCGCCTCATGCACGGGATTAATCCAGGGCATCACGGGGCCCTGATAAACCGCTGAAAAGATCGTGTCCGGGTCCACATCGGGCGGAACGACGATCTGGCCGCTGACAATGGCGATCTGCAGCCACTGGCGGTACACGGGCCGACACCAGTAGTCGATAAACTCATGCTGCAGCAGGTCGTAGCCCAGCTGCCCCTCGACCAGTTCCTGACGTTGCGCCGAATAGGTGCCGTCGTAACTGCGCGCCACGCTGGAAAAGGTGCCCCGCGTGCCGGCAGCTACCGCTTTGAGTTGACCCGC